AAAATTAATTTAATTTGATTTTCGGAGGGGACCGATGAGTCCCCTTTTTTTTATCTACCAGAAATACCTTCAAGAGCAAGTCTTGATGGGTTAGGTTGTACAGCCATAATTGTAGTTGCTGCTTGAGAAGATGTATTGTTAGTTATATTAGCACCCATAACTTGTGTTCCACCAGCTCCACCAGTAGCTGCTGCTATTTGAGCAGCTGATGTTTCATCACCTAGGGTTGTTAAATCTACCCCTGTCGTAGTGTCAGGTATTTCAATACCTTCTAACCCTGGTATATCAGTAATGCCTTCTTCTTTAGCTTGTTCTGCAATTTCTTTATCTCTTTTCTCTTGTGCTAATCGAGCTTTTGTTTCTTCTTTGAACTTACCAGCCCTATTAGTATCTAATCCTTCACCTAAGAACTGATCGACCATATCACCAACTTCATCTCCAAATAACCACCTAGCTAATCTACCTCCACCAAGGAATTCAAATATTTTACGTGGTAAGAATGTGATACCATTTACTAACGTTGATAAGCCATCAATCAGAAATAGTGCACCAAGTTTTAAAGTATCCATTACGGTTGCACCTTCACCAAGGCTACTTTTCAGAGCATAAAAAGCTGCTGCTATCACAGCAATAATTGCTACAATAGGTAATATTGGAATAAGAACAGCACCTAAACCTGTTAACATAGTACCGAGAGTTGATATCATACTTGGTATAAATGTACTTAGCATAAATACCCTAAATACTTTAATCATTCTTACTAATTTAGCTAACTTGCCAAATAAACCACCTATTGCAGTAATAAGTGGTCCACCAAAGTATAATGCTAATCCTAATACTAATCCACCAAATAATAATATATTATCACCAATCTTTTGTTTTGCTGTTTCAAAATCACCAGTGACAAAGGCTACTAAACCTTCAACTATCTCTAAGAATCCAGTTACGAAATCTTGTATAATTTGACTTAATAGTTCTGGGTCAACTACACCAATAACTAATCCTATTAGACCTGCTAATAAACCACCAGTTTTAACTGCGCCCTTACCCATACTACCAAACTTTTCTCCAAACCTATTAAAGCTATCACCAATCTTTGACAATGTCATGTTTTGAAGTTCAGCTGCCTTTTGAGCTTCTCTAGATTTTTCTCTATCGGTAGTTGCGTCAAGTAATTCTTTTCGCATTGTATTACTTTGTTCTTGATTAATTAATCCATCTTTCTCCAATTGCTGAATATCAGATAATCTTTCATTAAACTGAGTAAAAAATGGATCGATTTGACCTCCAAAATTAGGTCCTAAATCTAATAAAGCTTTTTCAAGCATATCATCATTTACTTCATTCGCTTTTTGACCTTCTTTTAAATTTTCTATAAAGTCTTTAAATCCCTGACTTTGTGAGTCTACTTGCTGTTGATTTAAATCTTTACCTGAGTCAATAAGACTTTGTATTTTATTAGCATCATTTGCTGCAGCATTGATTATATTCTTTCCAACTTTATTGGTAGCACCAGTTAAATTTTTGAGAGTACCATCCTGCTTAAATAAGGCTTTTCTTGTTGATTCAATTTGTGCATCAATTTGATTAGCAGTTTCTACTTGGCCTGAAGCTCTTAACTCTTCTGCAGCAAGTTTTTGTTCTTGTAGTGTTTTGACAGTTTCATTCAGAGTCAAACTGCTCTTAGCTGAATTCGCAATCTCGGTTGTCTTTTTTAAATTATCTTGATTTAATTTTTTATTTTCTTTAAGACTAGTATTTTGATAAGTGTTAGCAACTTCAGCCTTTTTAGCAGCATCTTGCTGTGACTTTAATAAAGCTTGTTGACTATCCTTTATTATCTTACCGGGCTTTTTATCTGAATCTTCTGCCATTTAATTTATCCTACTTATTGCCAAATGCACGTCCAGCTTCTGATATACCGAATGAGCCTAATGTGACTACTACAAATGATGTATAAATTGTATCGTCAATATTTAAATCCATTCCCCAAAAAGCTGTGACTAAGTCTGCTATACCGAATGCTACCATTAAAGTAAAAGCTATAAACCCAATGATTGCTTTTTCATTTAAATCATTGTGGTCTAAAAATAAATCTATGAATCTACGTTTTGGAGGTGCTAATCTTTTCTTAGCATCTGCAGCTTCATCCTGCATATCCTTGATTGTATCTTCAGCTGCATCGAGTTTTTCGATGAGCGACATATACTTATCTAAATCTATCTCTACTTCATTACGGCTATTATCTGTTGCGTTATTGTCAGCCATTTTTTTTCTCCCTATTTCATTTTCATTCTACGCTCTTGTTCAGCGTACCTTTCATTTTCTCTCTCTATATGGTCTTTTAATAAAGTCACATATATTTCTCTTTCATACGGAATCATATTGTCTAGTTCGGTCAAACTATAATTATGACTCTGCATCATCGCGAAGTTTGTCTTATAATGGTTTACAAGACTATCGTGAGAGAGGCCTACGTAAAAAAACTTTGAAGACCTCTCAACTCCATTGTATCTTCTTTTCCACAACTTTCACAAGTATAATCCACATCCTTCTTTACACTTGGTATATTTTGTAGATAATCAGATACCATTTTAAACTGAGCTGAGGTTAGAGAACTTAAAAAATCTCTAATACTATCTCTTGTTTCATCTTTTACGTCAAAAACATTATCCTTATCATAAATTGTTTGCATACAATCTATTATTAAATCAAATGCTCCATCGATGGTGTTTAATTTTTCTTCATCATAATTAGCCATTAAATCTACTGAAGGATACATCATTTGTAAACCTATAGTATCAGTTAATTGAATAACACGATTTTCATCATATTCACCCATCTCTATTTCATCTAAATTAACATTTACAGGAGTTGGATGTTTACATTCCTCGTTCTGACATATTAATTTTAGTTCTACATTCTCACCAACTGATTTACTTCTCAATTTTAAAAATATCCATTCTAAATCAAAACCAGTTAATTGATTAACATCAACTTCGCTGAGAATACATGTTTGAGCAACATCTTTCATTGCTCTCACAATTTGCTTATTATCTTTCGATTCTAAAGCAACCATCATTATTTTTTCTTCCTTAACTAAATAAGGTCTATAATCTATTTCAACTCCGGTTGATGGTAGCTTAGTGCTATACCGGCTTGAATTCACTACTGGCAATGCCATATTTTTCTCCTACTATTATGTAATTAAATCTAGTACAGCATTAGCTGCTGATACTGATGATGATAAGGTTCCTTCCGGAACAAACTTATCATATTTCCAATCAACGGTCAAAGTGGATAATCCATCTTTTTCCTGATTCAAATCAAATCCACTTATAGCTTTAGGATAAGCCTTTTCTAACCTAACACCATAAATGGGAATATGTTTTTTATTTAGCATTTGTATTACTACATCTACTGAATAATCATCTTTATAACCAATGATATTGCCCTTTACATCTACAATACCATTCATCCAATTATCAAACATCCTACGTATATACATATCGTTTGTGACTACAAATTCCATTTTACAGTCCTCATCGATAAAATCGTATGGATATGCGTTTTGTTGTTCTTCAAGGCCATACTCAAAAGTACTTAAACTTCTTCCTGGTAAATTTACTTTTTGACATAATAAACTAATATCCCTTGGGTCATTAATTATATTTTTTAAATTGAATCCACCACTTAAAGCACTAGCTAAAAGTGCACCACCATCTAAGTTTAATAAACTTTGCTCGGGAGGTGTGAATATAACATTGAATCTGTTTGTGACAGCTAAACCACCATGTTTGTTAAAAGTCGATTTTAAATTGTCTATGTTCATATTATTTTCTTCGATTCTGCCCAAACAGTATTTTTGTTGGCTTTTCTAAATTGTTCTACTGGTAAGAATGTTGCTATTTCCCATTCGGTTATAGGAACTCTTACAAACTTTGATTTAACATGTTTAGCTAAATAATGTTTAAAACAAGGTTTGAACTCTCTATATTTTGAACTACCCTTAAGTAAATCATATCTCATTTTAGTTAAACGTGAATTTGGTTTTGGATTCTTTGGTCCTAAAGATAATAACTTATCTAAGAATATTGCCCTAATTTCAGGAGGAAGATAATGTAAGTTAATACCATAGAATCCACCAGGGGCTTCATCAACCATAATGGTAAGAGGAAACCTATCATAATACGGTAAAGTTTTCTTGAGTTTTGGATCGTACATATACATATACATCTCACCAATTACGCTCGTTCCTTGTGGGTCTAAAGCATCATCACTCATTAATGATGCAACAGATGGTCTGTTTAGTCCTTGGACTTTATCCTGAAACCATTGAATACTTTCCTTCGTCCTGCCTGATACACCAGCACGAAAAGCTTGAGCCTGTAATGTGTCAAATAAACTAGCCATATAAACTATTTATATCAAGTGTTAAGTACTTTGATGCCTAGATTGTTTAAAGTTTCCTCAGTCCAAACTTGAAACTTCCAACCCTTGTGTCTAGCATATTGGTCAGCTGCTTCCCATTTGTCTTGATTCTTACTAAATGTGAGTACTTCGTTGATATATCTTTTAGTCTTTCTTTTTGGTTGTTTAGGCGGTTGTGTTTCTTTTTTAGGTTTAATCTCTATTAAGTATGTCTTTCCATTTGTCATTTCAACATATAAATCAACAAAATACCTATGTAGTTTCTTATCTACACTGCATTTATAAGGAACAACAATCTCTTCAGAGCTCCAAGCTCTTATCTTTGGATTGTTTTCACACCATCTAAAAGCATTTCTTTCCCATAAAGAACGAAATACTACGTTACTTGAATTGCCCAAATACTTATCTGGGTTTTTTATTTTGTATCTACCTTTGTAAGCCATATAAATAATACTATAGTTTTTAATTTATTTATAAGGTATTTATATGGCTACATCGAACAATCCAACACAAAATCCTGAAAGAGGAGGAAGAAGTCCTGATTTGATATTTCCTCAGCATTTAGCACAGCTAATAGCACAGGATGTTAGTCACCCGCATTTAACTATTACAAATAACGAAGACCAAGAAACAATATTCTTACCAGTTCCTGCATCAATACAATTAGGAGATGGTGCTAACTACGAAGGTTTGGATAGAGCAACCTTTCAAACAGCAGAAGCTTTTGCAGCTGAAGGTGCTGGTAGTTTAGAAGCTGCAGATAGATTAGCTTTGGGATTAAGCCAGATAAAGAATTTTCCAGGTGCAGATATATTAGCAAAAGACCAAATGTTTAGAAATAGAGTTGCTTTAAATCCTATGCAAGAGATGGCTTTTACTGGAATGAGTATGAGAGAACTATCACTATCATTTGATATGGTTCCAAGAAACGAAGATGAAGCTCAAACAATTAGAGATATAGAAAGAAAATTGAGAAAGTTAATGTATCCTGAGAAAGCTGGTACAACTGGATTTTCAGTTAGATACCCAGCAATGTTCGAACTACAATTCATGTCAGGCGAAAAGGAATCTAATTTCTTTCCTTTATTTCATCATGCATATTTGAAAGGAATGGAAACAAACTTTAGAGGTCAAGCTGGTGGTTATCATAGAACAAAGGACAATGATTATATAGCCTTAAAGCATACAATTAATCTAAGCTTCGCAGAAGCTAGAATGTTAACAAGGAATGATATAGTAGAATTACCTGAAAGAGGAGAAATGGCAACAAATCCAGAAATTTCAGATGCTGATGCTACAGCTGCAGAAAAAGCAGGTAAAGGAGGAAAAGACTAATGCCGTACTTTAGACAATTTCCAAAAGTAGATTATGACTTTAATCGTACAGGTGCTGTAACGCAGATGTTAGATATATTTCGTGCAGTTAGACCTTTACCAGATTTAGTTGATAATTTTTCAGGATATAGATTTTATGAAATTAAAAATGGTGAAAGACCTGATTTAGTTTCTACACGTTTATATGGAACACCAGATTTTTATTGGACATTTTTTGTTGTAAATGAATTTTTACACGATGGTTATAAAGCTTGGCCAATGAGTCAAGAAGATTTACTAGCATATATGGAAAAAGAATATGATGGTAAAGTATTAGAAATACAAACAACATCAACACAAGATAATGAGGGTTTTATAGCTACAGTCAATAGTATAGCAGGTAAGTTTACAGTAGGTGAAGATATAGTTGGTCAAACATCAGGTGCAAGAGGTAAATTAATTAAGAAAAATATTGATATGAATCAGCTTATTGTAAGAGGTGGAACATCACAAGTGTTTATTGGTGATGGAACTAACAACTTTACTGAAGAAGTTGTAGGTCAATCGAGTACTGATAGAGTTAGTACACACAAAGTTTATAACTATGCTGATGCTCCTTATTATTACTATAACGAAAATGATGGTGATAAATTACCAGTCACAAACGCTACTCATATTGAAGGTGGAGTTCCTTCATCAGATGTAGCATATCAATCTTATAGAAATTTTGAATTTGAAAGAAATGAAGAACGTTCAAAAATACGTTATGTTGACCCTAACTATATTGAACAGTTCGTGAATCAATTTGAAGAAATATTAAATGTCTAGTACACAAACAGATGTCACCAATATATCAGGTGCGATTACACCCAGTTCCTTTTTAATTAAGAAGGCTTTATTATATCCATCAAATAAAACAGAACCAGTAGATATTAGAGATATGATTCTTAAAATGGATGTGGAAGAAAGTTTAAGTAATCCATTTATTGTAATAGAAGCTTTTGTTCAAGATGGTGGAAACTATTTTAGTAGATTAAGATTAAATGGAAATGAAAAAGTAGAATTAATAGTTGGACGTAGAAAACAAGCAGATTCAGAAGCTTTAGATGAAGACCAAAAATGGGAAATGACACTTACTTTAATTGATGTATTTCAATACTCAAGAATGAGTGCTAATAAACAATACTATACATTAAGAATGGTATCACCTTGGGTTGTGACCGATGCATCTAAACTTGTTGTAAATGAATTTGAAGGAACAATGGCAGGTGCTATTGAAAAAATTCTAAGAAACAATTTAAGTATAGAAAGAATAGAAAAAATTAATACTTCAAGTAAAGGTTCAGTAC